CACATTCGACTCATGCTCATTGACGAGCGTTCGCCTAATGGAATATGCGATGATGCCGGAAAAAAGACTGTCTGACGTAGCTCAGGTTTTGCAGGACCTCGAGATAATCGCCGAACACATCGAGGAGGCTCGAAAACTCATTCAGGTGAGAATAGAAACTCCATCCCGCATCAGCGATCTTCTGATCCGTCCGCTTAAGCGAGTTCGCAGCGAATTGGTTGGCCCACATTCGATTGTTGTCCAACTGATCCGAAACCTATCAGAAGGCACTTGATTTCTTATCCGAAACGTGTATAATGGATTTTGCAAGGGATGAAAAGCCCATGCGAATTTCGTAACACTATCTTAGAGGATGAAGAATCATGGCGAAGCGACAGGAAAATGCTGCTCTCAAAGAAGACGAGAGCACCAGTATTGAGCAGGACGACGTAGTAGGCGGGGTCATCACGATCAACGCAACTACGAACAAGAGCGACCGCGTGGTGCAGGCGACAAAGAGAATCGGACAGAATCTCGAGGAAGCTGTGGCACTCTTCGGAGCGGAAGTCGTCTATTCGAGGTTCAAGCAGGCAACCGTCATCGAAGTTCAGGCAATCATGCGTCGGGCAATGATCGGTGAAACTCCGAAGTCTGACGAAGAGATCCAGAAGCTCGTAGCGGAACACAAGCCGGGCATTACTACGCGCATCCGTAAGACGAAGAAGGAGCGCGCACTGGAAATGCTCGAAGATCTCACGGACGAAGATCGGGAAGCTCTTCTCGAGAAGCTGCTCGCCAAGGCCTAATTGGCAACCCCCAGGGTGGGGAGGTTACCTTCGGTAACTTCCTCGCCCTTTTTTTGTCCTGTCTATGCTTATTTTTAAGCAATCATAGGCAGGCATCAGGAGAAACTTCCTATGCCTAAGCGCCATCAAAAGGATGTTCCGCAACTATCTACTGCGGCTCCACCAGAATTTTCTCTCCCCGACTTTTCTGATCGAATCAAGGAGGTGTGCATTCGTCTAGCTAGCCAACAAGCTGACTTCTTTCAAGAAGTAGCAACAACCCGTGATCTTGAGTTGTATGCAAAGATCTGTGAAGCCAACGCAGAGTTGGTTCGTGATCTCTGCAGACTATTGGAGTAACTTAGCATGAAGTTCTCACTTTCGACCGCGATTCTTCTTGTTCTATCTTCCCATCAGGCGGCTACCGCCGAAGAGCCAATGGATCGAGACTTGGATGGTCCAGTTACTGCGGAACGTCGTCAGTCTGGTGATCCAGTCGAGGCTGGAATGGCAGAGTGGACGACCGCCAACCGCTTTGCTCAACCGGCTCGAGCTGGCGAAAGCCGAACGGACTACCTCAATCGGTTGGCAGATTCTCGGGAGCACATGATCCGAGCTGCTTTCCAACTGAACGATGGGTCTCCGATCCAGGATTACATCAACACCTACCATCCAGTTCGAAGCGATCGGCTTCCACTTCTGCTTGTCGCCTCCGGTCTACCAAATGGTGAATGGGCGTCGGAGCAACTCTCGGAATACAATCCTGCAGAACAAGCTGCGGGCCGAGAGATGCTGTACAAGATCCTTAGCCATCTGTAAGAGTGATAGACATGAAGAAATCTATCACTCTCGCCATCCTTCTTTCTGCCAGCAGTGCTGGTGCGCAGCAGATCGTTGTTGAACCTCCCTGGTTCATCATGCTCACTCCACGATCGCAGATCGAAGCTGTAACTCCACCCTCGCAAATTTCCAAATGCTATCAAGGCTGCGGAAGTTGGGAAGCGTGGTGGTTAGAGCAAGGCCCCGGCTACACCTACGATGCCATATACAGCACCGATCTAACAGGCTCGATGCTGTACGACACCGTAGTTAAGGATGGAACGCCTACGGCTCGAATCTCCTTCCAGGTTCTTGGTCTGGTAGGAAAGGACTACTGGTTCATGGTTCGGTCCAAGTATGGCGGAGCCAACAGCAGATGGGTCACCTACGGATGGGTCTACAACGACGGGCAGGATTGCTTCTAAAGGAGTAACCAAGGAATGAATAGAACCGAGGCAGCATCGTACTACGATAACACCATGTTGTCATCGTACAAGGAATGTCCTCGGAAATTTTTTTTCCGTCATATCCAACATCTGGTAGGCGTTGGCCTCGCGCATGAGCTTCTTTTCGGATTAGCTTGGCACGATGCTATGAACGTCGTCTGGGCATTGGCAAACAGCGGACTCACAGACGCGCAGTTGGAGCGCGCCGCTATTCAGGAGTTCGTAAGGAGTTGGAAAGAATACGGGGCTCCATATCCTCTTGAGATGGAACTCGAGTCGGTATTCGAGCCCCGGACTCCTGCCATTGCGGCGGAAATGATAATTTCCTATGTTGAGGAACGAAGAGCTTGGATAGCTGAAGGAGAATTGATAGCCGTCGAACAACCTTTCGTTGTAGAACTGGGGATCGAGCCTCAGTATATCGGTCGTCTAGATAAGGTGTTCCGTCCCAAGGGAAAGCGCATCCGCGCTATAGAACACAAGTCTACGGCATGGTATCGAAAGGAAGGTGGTTTCCGAGTTGACTGGATTGACCAGTGGGACTTGAACTCTCAGATCGACGGTTATATGCACTCTGGTAACATGCTCTATGGCGATGAATTTGAGGGCGTCACGATCGACGGAGCGTTGATCCACAAGACAGTCCGCAAGTTCAAGCTACTTCCAATCCACAAGCAATTTGCCCTAGTCGATCAATGGCTGTGGGAGGCGCAGGATTGGATCTCTCGGATAGAAACAGAAAAAGAATCCCTCCTAATTGAAGAAGCTCTAGAACAACCAAACTATATGGGCTTCCCAAAAAACACTGGATCTTGTTTCACTTTCGGCCGCAGGTGTCCCTATTTCGATATCTGCAGATTTAGAGCCGACCCAGTTCATGACACTGGTGTTCCTGACGGATTTAAGATAGAGAAGTGGGAACCGTTCGAGATTTTGAAAATCGGACAGATTGTGGAGAAGGCTGATGCCTAATGCCAAGGACGCTACTCTCGACAACCTGGGACCTAACAAATCTATTTTGTTGGGTTACCCAGGTTCTGGGAAAACTACGCAACTTTTAACCCTACCTGGAAATACCTTCGCCTACTTATTTGATCCCTCTGCGCTAGCATCGCTCAGAGGATATGATATCGAGTATGGGGAGTTTGTTCCAGATGTGGTCAACCTCGCCGCACAGTCTTTAACCAAGGGTGTCGGCGATCCTCTAACCTCTCTGAATCTTATCAACGCTCACGAGGTATATGATGAGTGGGAGAATGACTTCGAGAAGAAAGTCAAAGAACGGTTCTTCGATCCTTTCGACAATATCGGATTCGACTCCTTCACCACATTTGGTGATATCGTCATGGATCGAATTCTCTTCCTTAATAAACGCCCTGGGAGAGTCCCGCAGCAGGACGACTACGGAGCTCAGATGGGCACTATTAAGAACGTGGTTCGAACTCTTGTATCCCTTAAAAAGCAAATTCTTTGCACAGGACATGTTGACTTTGTCAAGGACGATGTAACCGGAAGAGTGATGAATCAACCCATCTTGACGGGAAAACTCAGGACGAGACTTCCGCTCTTGTTTAGCGATATCTACTATTGCGAATGTCAATCAGACGCGAAGCAGCACAAGTATGTAGTGCAGACTCGTCCTGATAGATTTAATCCAACAGTTAGATGTTCGTTGAAGGGGCTCGAAATGTATGAAGATGTTACAATCGCTAATTGGAATAATCCGAAGGAGTATGGTATCGGAAGGCTCCTCAGAGACGCGCGTTCCCGCGAGCGAGCCGCCAATTCCAGAGGCGCTAAGGTATCTCCCCTTCGGCCTACTGACGTATGAGTATGTGAAGGAGCACTTTCCAGATCTGTTTCCACTTATCCACTGGGAGGACTACAATCAGGCGAAGAAGGATTTAGATACAATAACTTGCACGAAGACTATCACGCTACCGCCGGATAAGGCGTACGCTCGGTGGTTAGCTTGCTTGAAGCGAATGTACGCACAGAACGGGTCTACACCTTTTTGAGGAGAAGTAAGATGAGTTTTATTGAACTGCCAGGTATTGACGAAGTTACTGAACCCGAGATTCGGCCGACGGCTCGCTATCCGTTGGTAATCACTGGTGCGAAGATAAAGCCTTCGAAGGAGAAAGTAGGGCATAACAACATCGAAGTGGTGATCGGTTTCGACGATGATCCTGAGGAGATCTACATTCCGATCTTCCAGTATTTGGCCCTGCCTCATCCGGACGATGAAGTCAAGAGTCGGAGGTTCAAGCTGCGGAATATCAAGAGCTTCTGCCAGGTATTCGGCATCACGGTCGATGGCGGGATTAATGTCGAAGAGTTCGTTGGTTCTCGCGGAGAGTGCAACGTCAAGGCGGGTGATTACGAAGGTCGGCCAAAGCACGAACTGGTTTTGCCAGCTGTAGCTGAAACCGACTAATCGAGTTGGGGGCGGTTGGCTTATGTCAGCCGCCTCCTTTTAGGAGCTACCAGTGGAAGAGATCAAAACTTCTATAGTTCTCGAAAGGGGGCTCCACGATCGCCTAAACATAGCTCTCCCTCGAGGGTTGCGTGCTCAGGTTACGCGTGAGCTTTATCTTATGTTTCTAAGCAGTGTGAAGGAGTATGGCAGCTATATTATACAAGATATTCTGGATGGCAAAGCATCTATCAAGTCAAGTAATAGAAACCTTGCGAGTTTGAAAGTTTCTGAGAAGCAGCTATGAGTAAAGGATGGATAGCAGTTGACTTAGACGGTACGTTGGCTCAGTATCGAGGGAGTTCCTACAATCGGCTGGTTATAGGTCCACCTATCGAGCCAATGTTAGCACGTGTACTACAGTGGTTGGAGGATGATGTAGAGGTAAGGATCTTTACTGCTCGTGTAAATCCACTGGATAATTCTCCCGAAGATATTGCAAAAATAACAGATTTGATCGAAGCTTGGTGCTTGTTACACATAGGAGTGGTGTTGCCAATCACCTGCATGAAAGATTTTCGGTGTGTCGCAATATGGGATGATCGCGCAGTTAGGGTCATCCACGGCATAGGAGATCCATGCTGTGACTATGAAGCTTAAAGATCTTCTTGCGCCATTCAACGAGCTGACTGTCGATCAGCAGTTGGCTAAAATCCACGACATTCGTAACCACAGAACTATCGAGCGGCCAGTCGCGGCGAAGAAGCGTCAGATAAAGAAAGCCAAGAAGAGTGTATCCACTCGTTCGAAATTAGACAACATCATGAAGAAGCTAACCGAAGAACAGAGGGCAGTGCTTATTGCCAAACTTCAAGGGAAATAGTTATGACTAAATTTGTTAATCTCGATCCGAGGAAGATAGACTTTGGAACACGGATTCGGCAAGTCTATACCGAGATGACGGAGTTAAAGGAGTCGATACTCGACAAGGGGGTTATTCAGCCTATCTCGGTAGCGGAGAACGGAGATGGCTCCTATCTGCTGATAGCCGGAGGCAGACGGTCGAAGGCCGTCCTCGAGCTGCTCGAAAAGCACGAGCTTCCCGACAGTTTTAAGATGCCAGCCATCTTGCGAAAGCTAGAAGATGCTGCTGATCTTCGCGAATGCGAATTAACCGAGAATTTGTTCCGCGAAGACTTGACGTGGACCGAGCGGCTGTTTGGCATCGAAGATTTGCATAATCTTCAGCTGGCTAAGCACGGCAAGAAGGCGAGGGGTAAAAGCTGGACACAATCCAAGACTGCTTCGCTTCTAAACCGAAGTGTAGGCGGCATTTCTCGTTGCTTAGAACTAGCGCAGGCTCTCCATGCTATTCCGAAGTTGAAGGAATGTAAGAGCGAAGACGAGGCTGTGCGTTTCCTTAGAAAGCTAACCGAGGCGGCTGAGGTCAAACGGCTGACAAAAGCCCACGAAGCTCGTGAACCAGAAGAAGAAATCCCCCATCAGGAATATGAAAATTCTCTGTCTGATAAAGCAGCTATCGCTCGCATTGGCCGGGATTTCCCCAAAGAGAAGCTTATTATCACACTAAAGAATGCAGCCCATCACTATCGTGTCGGCGATGCTCTGGATGCCCTTCAGGAAATGGTTGACGAAGAGTATGTACCGCAGATATCTTTTTTGGAGGTCGATCCGCCTTATGCAATCGACCTACATGCGCAGAAGAAGATGACAAAGAACATGGAAGATTATCAGGAGATTACTAGAGAGAAGTATCCAGATTTTATCGGAAGAACCTGCAAGTTGCTATATGAAGTTACGCCCGCATCCACTCGGGGAATTTTTTGGTTCGGGATCGAGTGGTACGATACGATCCTATCCGAGCTAGAAGGAGCCGGTTTCGATGTTGATAAGATTCCGTGCATCTGGGCTAAGCCTGCCGGACAAACGAATGCAGTGGATGATTACCTGGCACGCTGTTGGGAGCCCTTTTTCGTATTTAGTAAAGGATCTAATCCTCCGCCACTACGCAAGCGAGGACGGTCAAACATCTTCGAATTCAACACAGTGCCCCTGTCCGAGAAGTATCATCCTACTCAGCGACCAGGAACACTTGTACGAGAAATCCTTCAAACCTTCGCATGGCCCGGAACACTTACAATGGTGCCTTTCCTTGGAAGTGGCCAAACTCTCTTGAGCTGTTATGAGGAGGGAATTACTGCCTTCGGTTGGGACCTTTCTGACCAATACAAGCGTAGATTTATAGCCGAGGCTGAAAAGATGCTTCAGAAGTTGGAAGCGCCCGAATGACATTTATCCCCCTAGAGGAAATTCGTGAGACCAAACGGTCTAATATCCTGATAGTGGGGGATTATCCGGACGAGACTGCTCTCCAGAAGGGGGAGCAGTTCTCGCTCCATGCCAAAAGCGCAATGACCACCTGTCTACATATGGGTGGTCTAGTTAGTTCCGAAGCCGAATTCGCAAATGTGATATTCGATAGGACTAACAACGCCGCTTATTGGAACCGCGACAGTAAGAGGCCAAAAGCAACTGCTGATCTTGAGTATCGGGAAGCTTTTGTCAACCTGTTAAACAGAGTTCAACCTAATATTGTAGTAGCGTTGGGTGACTTTGTATTCTATTGGTTGACCGGCCATCTGCAACTACAGAAGCGCAGAGGCTACCTCTGGCCCTGTCGATTCGATCCCACACTGAAAGTGCTTGGCACGTTTCATCCACGAGAGACTATCTGGATGAATCAGATCTGGCGTTACTACATCGCGCATGATCTAATGAAGGCAAGACGACACAGCTTAGTACGCGAGTTTCAGTTTCAAGAATGTGATATAATAATCCCCCAAGTTGCCGGTCAGGCGTTCTCGCTGATAGACCACATCGAGAAACTTGAAAAGCCAACTGGCTTCGATATCGAAGTATCGAACTTCCACACATCTTGTATAGCTCTCTGCGCTGAACCGCCCAGGACTATTTCGATTCCCTTTGATAGCCGCTGGACCGAGCAGGAAGAAGTGATGCTTTGGCGAGCGATGGACAGGCTGTGTAGAAATAAGAAGGTGACGAAGATCCTACAAAATGGAATATTCGATATTCAGTTCCTGTTCCGGGAGTTGGGAATTCTGACTGAGGGCTATGAAGATATTATGGTAGCTCACAGTTTGTTGTATCCCGACTTTCAAAAGTCGCTCAACTTTATCGGGAGTATTCATACGGATATGCCATATTGGAAGGATATGGTTAAGTGGCAGTCCTTGAAGGAGGACGCGTAATGCCAGACGAAATCACATTGCAGTATAACGCGAAGGATGCGCTCGCACAGCGAGTTTCTCACGATGCCTTCATGGGAGAGCTAGTCACCAAGGGATTGATAGCCACCTATGACTTCACCATGTCGCTATATGACCCCCTCATGTATATGATGACTCGAGGAGTAAGGGTTGATAAGGAGAAGCTAAAATCAGCGAAAATTAAAATCGAGAAAGAAATTGAAGTCCTGCAAACGCGTATACACGAACTCTGTGGAAGAGACCTGAATCCGAATAGTCCGAAGGATTGTATCAAGTACTTCTACTTCGAGAAGAACATTCCTCCCTACTTCAAGAAGAATCTAAAGGGAGAGAGTGTGATGACCTGCGATGATCGAGCGCTGACTCGGATTGCTAGGGGTGGCGCTTCTCGTCAAGGGTTATATGAGGCGAAGTTAATCCAAGAATGGAGGACCCGCAAGAAACTGATGGGTACCTACTTGGAGGTAATGTTCGATGAGGACGGTCGTCTACGCTGTCAGTATAAACCCAGGGGAAGCCGCTTCGGAAGATTTAGTTCTGCGCCTACCGTTTTTAAGACTGGTCTTAACATGCAGAACGTACCCGAAGTGTTTCGGGTATTTGTCGTGGCTGACGATGGCAAAATCTTTGTTGCACGGGACTTGCGACAAGCCGAGTGGATCGTTGTCGCCTACCAAACTGGCGACGACAATATGCTTAAAGTCGTTGAGGAGGGACGCGATCCACACACTTATACAGCAGCTGGAATGTATGGAGCCCCAGAAGAACTCATACGTCTGGATCATAAGTTATGCGGGCATTCCTCAGATCCGGAAGAAATTGAAGAGCTTCGGAGTAGACATCCAGATATTGGGCGGTACGCGAAATGGCTACCTCGTAATCGCTCGATGCGACAAGGAGGGAAGAAGGCCAACCACGGACTGAACTACGATGAAACGTATAAGATGTTTGCTCTTGACAACGAAGTTACTGAGCAAGAAGCGAAGAGGACAGTTGAGTCCTACCACAGCCTGTATCCAGGAATTAGAAAGAATTACGAGAGAATCAAGCGACAACTGGGTCGTGATCGTACACTTGTTAACCCGTTCGGCAGGAGCTACACCTTCAAGCAACCGTGGGGAGATCCTCTGTTTAAGGCTGCTTACGCCTTCACACCCCAAAGTACGGTCGCAGACGTTCTTAATCAGGGAATGCGCAGAGTATACCATGATTGTTCGGATATTACCGACACCTGGGAGTTGATGTTCCAAGTGCATGACGAGCTTGGCACGCAGGAGGATGTTGAAGGATTGTCGATGGAAGGTCTGCGGTATGGACGAGACTTACATCTAGTCCCAGTTCATATGAACGGTCGAGACTTTACCATTCCCGTCGATACGAAGATTGGTTTTAGTTGGGGACAGATGACCGAAGTGGATGTAGACAAACTGGCTGATGCCGAGCTAGCTGTTTTGAAATCTGAGATGAAGGAAGCCTTCTATGGCAACGCGCAGGCTAAATGACTGGCTTAGCGGTTACATAGAATACACGAAGAGTACGGAGCCACCACTTTCATATCACACATGGATCGGGATAGCTATGCTGGCGAGTTCGCTCCAGCGGAGGGTATACCACGCCTGGGGCTCGGAACTCATCTATCCCAACATGTATATCGTTCTCGTCGGTCCTGCTGGAAGGTGTAGAAAGGGAACGGCGTTGAAATTAGGGAAGGATATTCTGGAGAAGATGCCGATTCACTTCACGAGCGAGTGTATCATTCGGGAACAGCTAATCAGGAAGATGGTTCAATCTACTGACTCATTCATCGATCCTGATACTAAGATAGTAAAGTATCACAGCTCGATGACGATCGTCAGTCCGGAGTTGAGTGTGTTTCTAGGGAAGAACAATCCCAAGTTTATGGCCGATCTAACTGACTGGTACGACAGTGGGAATAGTTGGACCTATGAAACAAAGCATCAGGGAACAGATTCTATCCAGGGCTTGTGTTTTAACATTCTTGCAGCGACTGCACCAGACTGGTGGGTCGAAATTCTTCCCGAAGCTGCGATCGGAGGCGGTTTCACTTCTCGAATTATATTCGTGGTTGAAGAAGAGAAGGGAAAGACTGTAGCGAAGCCAATATATGGTCAAAAGGAGATCATTCTGTCAAAGGCTTTGACGGAAGATCTAGAGCGCATTTGCACTCTGGCTGGTGAATATGAGTTCGCTGAGGACGCTGAGGACTACTATATTAGCTGGTATGAAGTCCAAGATAAAGAGATGCGAAACGGCCGTTTTCCAATCCAAGACACCCGTTTTTACGCTTATTGTGATCGCCGCGCTACTCACTTGCGTAAGCTATGCATGTGCTTGGCTGCTAGTCGTTCTGATAACCTTATTATATCAGTGGATACGATAGATCGAGCGCTTAAGATTTTGGAAGCAACCGAACGGAAGATGCCCAAAGCATTCGGTGGTTTTGGATCTAATAAGATGGCCGGGGTGACGGAGAAGATTCTTAGATTGCTAGTTAAGAAGAAGCAGGTCAGCAGGTCGAAGATACTCGCCGAGTTCTATCTCAGTGTAGACTATCACGACCTGCTCCTGATTCAAGAGACACTTGCTAAGATGGGGGCTATACGAGTGATAGAGCAGCCCCATACTGGTGATGCAGTGTACGAGTATACTGGACCGTAGAAACATTGCGAGTTTGAACATTTCTATTTAGTGCGCTTCTTCGGCTTTCCTGTTTTCAGATTGATACCGTGTCCAGCTGGGGGCGGGTACTCCAGATGCATATTCATAACTTCGTGGATCGCCTTATAGACGAATTTTCGAATCCCGCCCCAGGTTATTTTCTTGGACATTACGGATACCTAACACGCGTTTGCGGGTTGCTTCCGACACCAACTGGCGGAGTGGTAATAACCAGGCGCTCGGTCACAATAGAAACTCCATCCTTATCCGTTATGCGGATGGGAATAACGTAACGAGCGCGTTGCACAAATTCAATAACCTCCAGGTTGGACACAATCCCTGAAACCGAATGAATCGTGAAGGACTCTGTAGGTCCTTGGATGGCATATGAGTATGGGGCTCCTGCCCCATGCGTGCCTACCACAGTTCCGATGTTTGTTCCAGCCGGAGCATCAGAAGCAATCGAGAAATCCCAACACCAGAAAGCGTCCCCTGTATTAGCAGGAAGTGTTTTGCTAGTTACTTCGGCTCCACCAGAGAAACTTGCCCAATGACGGCCAGCTGGCATAGGAACTGGAACAGTATCAGGGGTAGTTGTGGGATTCTGAGCAAAGAACGCTCGCAGCCACTGACGGTCATAGCTGTTTGTCCCAGCAACTATTAGAGGGTCCAGTGCGTTTGTGTTATCAGCTGCATGATCGGTTCCAGTAGCGTGATCCCCCGGAAGCGGCGTTCCAATATCGTAGTACCACCATTCAGGAATGTTGAACACCCAGTTGCCGGGACCAAAGGGATTTGCGCCGGGATTAACTAGGAAGTTAAAGCTAGCATGAGCCTTCGGATTACTTGGCTCGAATATCAGCCCAATTGCCACATAATCGTAGAACTGTCGAGCGTTGTAGGCGTCACGCTCCTGTGGCACTAGGTCATAAGTTGAATTGGGCTTACAAGATACTATTGTCCCATAGTTCTGCTGCATCATCTCCGCTGCATCACGAAGATTCTTGCGCCAATTCGAAATAGAGAAAAACCCCCCACTCGGCTGTGCAGCAAATCCCTCGAATTGCATAAACTCGACAGCACCAGACGTAAATAGCTGTCTCCCGTCACCGTCGATAGTCTCGAAATCCGTATTAATGTTGTTGCCCATAATCCGACACGGTCTTGTCGGAGCGTCAATTGCCATCGCAGCTTTTATCATTTCCATCTGCGTAATACGCTGAGCCAATCGCTGTAGCTCAGTTAGCAATGTGTTCGCACTGAAGTTCCACGGAGTCACTTGTATCCCAAATGCGTTACGCATTTCAGAGAAACTGCTGCTTAGCAGATCGAACATGAATCCGTCCATTTTGGCGACATTTAGGAAATTAGCCAATCTAGGACGGAAGAAGCTAGTTGCTAGAACTTGAGGCGAATCTGGGATTAGTGAATATCTTAGCGAGGAGCCTATCGGATTCGGGCTGCCAGGCCAATTGTCAGCCTGATAGATGGGGCAGCAAATCAGCGAACCGACCGCCCAAGTCTGTGGACTTGTCACCCCGAGACCGCGCTCCACCGTTAGAATAACCGGAGCAGTGCCGGTGACACTAAGTACTTTGCATACCTCCCCGCTGGAAAGCGGCTGACCTGGTGCCACAATAGCTATCCATGTGACATAGTCAGCTTGACTATTTGTTACGTCACCGGAACCAGCCGCAGATGGTTTAATCCCGTTGGTTCCCAACGAAGTGACTCGAACCGTCGTAGTTGCTGGTGAATTGTTGATTCCTGTTTCCAGTACTCCTTCTTTGTAGTGCTGGATAATATTCAGACGATCGCCTTCACATTCCTGGATATTAGCTATATTCGCAGCTGTGGCAGTAGAATTGTGGTACGCATGAAAGTGCATATTCGGATTAAGCACTCGTAGCGCATCCAGCTCAGCTGGCACAGGTTTCGGATTAGGATTGTTAGTCGGGTACCACCCTTGAAAGCTGGCGGCTAAAGTCGCCTGCTCCTCAGGCGAGAAGCTTTGTGATCCAGCCGGGATTACGTTTGTCCACTGAAGGTTGCCGAACAACCGGATTTGTGGCGTATCACGAACTAGCGGAACTGCTTGCTGTAACATAACTACTCTCCATCATCCGGTGGATCGAGCGTTGCCGCTTGATCTGTACCCCACTGCTTTTTCAGTTTATTCAGATTAAGAACAAATCCTGCATCGTAGATGCCTCGAGAACCTGTGCTAATAGCTCCGGCAGCATCCACCTCGTGTAGCATCCTATCCAGCTTCTTGCGCCTATCTGCGTCAACATCTTTCCAGATCCAAAAGTATTTATCTGCGCGCATAGCAGGATCGCTAGTTGCTGACAAAACCGACCACCACAGCGGTCCAGCTACGCTTTCCAAATAAGGATCGTTCAGTCTCGCGTGAACGCGCCGAGCTGCATCTTTGGCAATACCCGTCAGAACTATCTTAGCTGGCAGATCGGGTCTAAACGTCTGCTGGCCATAAACAGCTGCACTCTTTTGCAAATCGTCCATTATCTGTTTCTTCTTGGTTTCCGAGGTAGCTAGCTGCATATTCTTCATAGCTACTCTAACCTCATCGTCCCAGAGCTTCTCTCGAGTTGCCGTCTCAATCGAAGCCTCGTCCATCCGATCATAGGTATTCGGCCCTGGGTGGGTTAATCCTAGGAAACGATTTCCAGCCGGATTCTGCGAGAGCCAAGCGAGAAAGCTCTGCTCACGCATATCATCTATTTCTCGTTTGATTTCTGGATCGCCATTCAGATTGTGATCAATATAGTTATAAAGATTCCAACCAAACTGAAGGTAGCTATTAGTAGGAGCAAGAGTCCGCAAAGCTGCATATCCACGGGCTGGTGAGAACCAGCTAGGAAAAGTCTTTCCCAGATCGACAAGCGCCTGCGGTTCAACTCCTGGAGTAAACTCCGCTCCAGGAAGGATTTTTCCGACTCCAGTTTCTTTTCCAGCTGTTCCTCGCCATGCATCTGCTTCTCTCCATACATCTTTGTTTAACATCCACGCAGATATAGCAGCAGTAGTAGGAGGAAAAGGATTCTGAGTTATTGGAGTAAGAGCTCGCAGATAGTTAAGAACACTATCCCCCGGAACCCTATTACCTAGTGCTCTATTCACCATAAGCTGAGGAATCATAAGCATAGGAAGGATGGATTGATCCTTCTTAAACTTAAGATACACTAGGCGTTTGTTCCCCGATGGATCGGTATACGTCGCTCCGGGCAGCTCGAAGTTGACAAAATCTCTATCCTGCTGAGCCGTCATCTGGTTCATAAATTCAGGATTCTTGTACCACTGATAGGTTTGCCAAGCTAGATATGGACCAATCAGCTGCATGTCTTTAATAGCGGTGGATTTTGGATTGTTCTTGTAGGCCCTCAACGCGGTACGCATACCCTGCGTGCTGGCATTCAGATAGGGAATCCAGTTATCCAGATACTTTGTAGCAATTCCACCTTGAGAGAAATCGAGATAGTCTCGAGCAGCTGCGGTTGCTTCCTCTGAGGACATACCATTCTTAAGTCCACGATTTCGAATAGCGAGCCTCACCCAGATTTCGCTCGTCTCATTAACATAGCTAAGCACCTTCTTAGCGGACTCTATATTCTGTCTCCACGGTTTTCTAGTCGAGCGAACTTCCCTAGCAATCTGAGCTGATAAGCCCTCACCTGCCATTAACACGCCCTTACCTTGGCTAGTCAAGAAGGCAGTTGCACCCCCTTCTTCAACAAACTGCCGGTAGGCTCCTTTCCTGGCGAAAGCATCTTTGAAAGTTGCAGCCAAATCGGTGATTATCTCACCCAGATAGACAGGCCCCCAGCTGCTAAATCCAACCTCGCTAGTGCGCCATGCATGAACCAGATCGACAGTCATGTTCGTAATTGCAAAACCAGGATTGTAGCCAGTTGCCAGAGGTTTTACCAATGAGCTGCCAGCGAGCATCCTAGTAGTGCTCATAATCCAGTTATTTGTCAGCGTGGTATCGGGGCCATTCCAATACTCGGCCATCGTTTTATCCATGTGAAGGACTTTAGTCTTGCCCTTCACCTTAAGTTTGATGGCAGTATATCCTTCTGGGGCCTGCGGAAACTTTCCTTCTTCATTCTTCTTGACTTCCTTAACCAGCTTGCCAATCCCCTCTACCCCACTGTTAGCCAGATCATACAGTGCATTATCACGATAGTTCCGAGCGATTCTGCTTTCTGTCCGAACGATTATCTCTGCCAGTTTGGTCTCAACATCGTGAACTCGAGCTTGTCCTTTGTCGGGTTTATACAGGCCAGTCTCATCAATGTCGAAGGCTACATCAAAATCTTCTGGATTGAAAGCTCCTTCGGGTTTACTCTTCTCTCTTCGAGTAATAAGCTTGGCTCGACCTTTAGTCATTATCCCATATTTAACTGCTCGATCCATCGACCGCTTGACTGACTCAAAGTAAGCGTCAGATCGCTCGAGCATGTTTGCAAATCGGGGACGACCAACTGCCTCTTCGACCTTTGCTAGGCGGGCTCGAGCTGCCTGAATATCTGGATCAACGTCTTTCTTCCTAGTCGTTCCGCGGTAGCGATAGTCGGTTAACTGTCGATCCTCGACTACCATGTTAAAGAGATCACGTTCACTAAGTCTGACCGCTTCAGCAGTTTCGCCAGCCCTAAATTCTACATCTCTGCGCCAGCTGAGTGCCGGATTATCAGCGCTTCTGGTGTCAAAGATCATTCGTCTCGCATCCTGGAAATACATATGCGAGCGTGGAGTCGATCCAGCAGCGATGTTGAATCGTCTAACAGCAACCTTTCCCAGCGCGCCAAACTTATTCAGAACTTTCTTAATTGGCCCGGATTGGTCAATCAGTGCAACAGTAGCAGCTCGAGATAGCTGTTTCCCGAGAGCTTCCGCTCCCTCCTTCTCGGCCACCTTATCGCGGAGAAACTTTCCAGTTCTGCTGGCTGCCAGTCTGTTTATCTCCCCCACCTCGGTTTCGGTATACTTACGAGGCATCGCCCGAACCGCGATAGTTTGAGGAACTGGCATCCCCTTTTCTTCCATAGCTCTAAAAGCTAGGAGAGTTCTCTCTCCGGAGGTTACTAGTTCCGGAATACCGCCGGGCCCTACTTCGACTGCTATATCCGGTTCTAGACTTCCCTCGGTGATATCCCTCACCATCTTGTTGATTTGTGCTTTGTTCATCAGTGGCTTAGTGACAGGCAAATCTTTTAGACTAGTCCAGCGCATTTCGAACTTTGCCAGTTCACCAACCGGAGTTTCGGTTACACTTTCCACGCCGGCTTCTCGCAATTTCCCTTTAACTCCCTTCTCGATTCTAGCCGATTTAACCTTTCCAACAACCTCCACTGCTTTCACACCCAGAAGCATTAGCGAAAGATCTGGCAATAGCCGAGCCGCAGCTCCCACAGTTGCTGCAAGCTCAGCTTGCCCTTCTTGCGTCATATTCGACTGTTCTGGCGTAAGCTTACTCCACCCCTGAGCGCCGGAAGTAAGATCTATATCACCTACAGTTCCTAGGCCGACAACAAAGTCTGTCGCCTCCTGTCCCATCATAGTACCGAGCTGCTCTATTTGACCAAAAGTATTTTCGAGATATTTCTCGCCTTCGGCAGTTCTAGGTTGATAGGTGAAATGCTCGGATAGCCGATATGTAGACATGAATATATCCGCAGCGGAACTTTCGCCCCAATCTACGAAGGGAAGAATACTGGACGCCTTGTAAAGAGCTGTTGCACTCATAGCAGCTAGACCGCCACCCATCGCAGCTAGCGAGCCAGTGACTGCCGCGGCTCCAGCTTCTGCAACTCCACCTAACTCCGGAAGGGACGGCTGGTAATTGCCAGGAAGGAAACCCTGTCCTTTCAACATCATCCCCGGCGGCTGTCCCATCGGTGGCTGCTCGGGGGGAAATAGTTCTACCGTATCCTTCGCTTCATAGACTCCTGCATCTCCGGGACGACTAACTGGATTGTAGGCTTCAGGAGGACCAGGCTCACTATCCTCGAACGAGTCAGTGATTATGTTACCCGGCGGTTCTTCTATAACATCTCGGATGATGTTTTTAGGTTCTTCATCCACAACATCTGAAATCACAGTTCCCATTAGAAGTTACCGTACTTCTTAGCCAAATTCGGAGAGATTGGAATTACGTCGCCATCGACAACGACGAAATAAGCAGGAGGACGGGAAGAACCATCCTTTCGCTGAGGAGCATACTGATAGACTGTATCCGTATCAGCAGGATTAAATTCTTCCAAAGGCTTAGTTGCGAGTCTAGGTAGATATTCTTCGTTCCAATCTTTTGCGGCTACACCGATCTGATTCTGAAATTCTGAGCGAAGTTTTGCAGCATCCTCTCCTAAATTCGGTGCCATCCTATCTGGCTCCGTCTCCGTCAGTATCTGTATACCATTAAGTGTGTCGTTAATGGTTCTGGGAATGCCCATAGCAGCAGCATCAGTATGTATGATGCCTTTCTGAACTAGAGAGCTAGAAGTAACCTTTGCATCCGAAACAGCAGTTCGGAAAACAGGACTTTCAATAACCTGCACCATACCGGCCGCTTTGTAGGTATTGAAGATATCATCTATACCTTTGGCAGCCAGTTCTAGTTCGTGACTCGTGAACTTTTCTCGTGCTAGCGTTCCCTTATCATCCTTAGCACCGGCTCTAATACCTGCAACATTCAAAGCAGTTATATCATGCCCAGCTGCGATTCCCTCCTCCGAACGCATCTTTTCTCTCTGAATCTTTGCTTCCTCGATAAATTTATCCCAGTCCTGGGAAGTTTGAATACCTTGAAGCAACTCCGCAGCTGTGTTATGTCTACCAGTTTCCTCTTGCGTCTTCTCTCCTGTTGTAGCTCCTCTTTCCTCAACTGTAGCGTGTCGTCCACCAAGTTCAGCCTCTGTCTCCTGTTTTGCTGCCTCCTGTTGGGTACCCAGAACACCTAGAAGAGCAGCTGCAGATTTTGGATCCTCCCAAACGGAGGAAGGGATTCCAGCTATGGCAGAGGCTCTCTCGGAGGGTGATTTCTTAGGATCAGAAATAATCACTACAGCCTTTTGAAATTCTTTGGCTCTTTCCTCTTTTTCTTTCCTAGAGAAGTAGTCCCCCAAACCCTGGCCAATGCTCTTCCCGAGATTACCAGCCCTCTCATCGGGATCGAGTTTTACTATGGTAGCCATTTACTTTCCATCCTTAGAGGCTGCACCTGGGCTCGCTCTGAATGATCCACCACCGCCCATAAACGCGCCAATAAGTTCTGTGATAAATCCCGGAGCTCCCGGCAAAGCTGCACCGATATTCTCAACTCCCGTCACACCCAGAGCGGCTAGAATTTCCGAAACTCTTCTATTCTTCTCTTCCTCTTGTCTCTGAAACTCTCCATACTGGCGGGCTATATTCCCCTCTTCCACACTCCTCGGAATGCCACCTGCGGCCATAGCTTGCATCAGATCGCCAGTTCGACCGGACAAATAAGGGTTGACTAGACCGGCTGCGCCGAGCGATCTATCGAGCGCGCTTTCCCTAGCCTTCAACTCAACATCCGAGCGCGATCTCGTCAAGCTGTCGATAAGCTCCTGCTGGGCCATCCTGTCGGTATCCATCCTCGAAGAGCTGAAAAAGTCCGATCCGCCATAGCTTCTCGAGATGCCAGGAAGTACTTTCTCTTGAAAGCTCTTGAGGGCAGGATCTTCTATGTTTGTCTGAAAGAAGGACGAAACATCCGAAGATTTACCACTCAACAGATCTTGCAGCGTACTCTCGGTTGTCTTCTGAAGATCAGAACCACCACCGGCTTGTTGCATAGCAAACTGCTCGAGAGCAGCTAGACTTAGATTCTCTAAGTTGGAGGTTTTCGAAGTTAGATTACCACCATAAGCTGTTGGCGTAGCTCCTGCTCCACCCTGTTGAGTGAACCAGTTCAGAAGATCATTCAGCGAGGTACCCTGTTTCGGAGTCAGAGTAGATAGCTGCTGAGTTTCTAGTTTCGGCTCAGAGCCAAATAGAAAGTCGCCTAAATTGAAGCCCATCGCTAGAACTCCGTCTCAATAGAGTAGCGGAAGGCGAACCGGCCGAGAACAAATCCCTCGCCTTCGCCGATCCAGTGAATCTGCAGAACCTTATCTGTCACTTGTCCATCGACACGATTGATCGGAAAACTGTAAGTAGCCAGGCTCGTGTCAACACTGAAGCCTAGAATCTCGCTATTTAGACCGACGATAGAAACATGGTGATCCCCACCTTGGAATTGATAGTCTAAGCTGTCAAATGTCAGCTCGAAGCCCAACTCATCTTCGAATACTTTCGAGTGAATTTCGGGTAGAATGTCGGTACCGGCGTCCGTCGGACTGAAATAGTCATATCTTTCGAGCTTAGTTGAGTTCGTGTCTGGTACGTCTATGTAGCCCAGATAGACCGTTGGCGAGCCCTCGAGAAGCACCACATCGTTCCAACTGATAACCTGCTGAGCCCACGTTCCCTCGGCAGCGTCCCACGTTAGATTAGCTCCTGTAACCGAAGCTGTCGAGCCAATAGCATGGATGTGCTTCTGCTCGAATAGCCGTCTCGACCAAGCTGTTGAAAGTAGATGATAGCGATACATCCGATAGGTGTTGAACTCTTGGACTGCCGAAATTCCATCGTCCAACTCGATCGTAGTGAAAGGATAAAGGAACCAAACTTCCTTCAGTGTTTTGTCGTAATACGAATAGCAAGCACCATAGAAATCTGGATCTATCTCCTCGAATATCTCATCCTTAACCTTCACTGCAAAGCTATTATCTACATCAACTCCACCGCGATAGATAAAGAAGTCGTTTGCTCCAAAGACATAGTGAACATCCTGAACATCCACAACCGCTTGGGCTGACAATACCGGGGCGTTGACCACTGCATCTTCGAAGTGGAACCTCCGATCGTCGGCTGTAACTACTTCCCCTCTCGTAATAGTTCTTGTTCGGTATATAGCTAGATACGGGCCAAGCTTCTTTCCCGTTACTATCGGGTCCGGAATCTCCAGAAAATCTTGAAATCCCGCGTCCAGGGTAGTCCAAGCAGTTGTGTCGCCCTTCGCATGCCATCTTGCCCGCTGGGGGAAATCGCTCCCGTTCTCTTCCGTTCCCAGGAGGAATATGCTCGCATCGAATACGCATACTGCAGCAGCCTTGATATTCGCCGGCAGAGAAGCGGCCAAACTATTCAGCGTTCTAACTCTGTTGTCAGTTGGTGAATAGTATTGGACCACATCTATCTGGTTGGTGAATACTAGTCGATCATCCCACGGAGCTGATGCCCATGTAACCCGCTTGTCGATTTCCCCCGACAACACGAGCGCAGCCCCGGCACCATTCAGCAGCTGATTCCAGTTCTCTCCAACTAACCGATAAGCAGTGTTGGTAGTGATAAGGATGGTTTCGATAATTCCGGTTTGGAGTCTATGCTCGATGATAGCCTGCGGAAAGCCGCTGAACTCCACCACTACGTCGGAAGCATTTACGACAGCCGGCCCACCAGTATCACGAATCCACTTCCCTCTTTTCCACCTAACATTGCTTAGGAGTGCCGCTTCGCTTTCTTTGATAACCGAAGCGTCGACAGCCGAATTCTGGCCTTCCAGAAACCCTGGAGACTTCTTGATTCGGTAGGATTCTCGTTCTATGTTATCCATTACGTCTTTAACCGAGCAGCTTTAATGCCCGTAGTCGTTTGCACTCTAACGTGACTTGCGTTTGGATCAGAGGTTTCCACGAGGTAAACTGCGTAGTCAACTCCCCCCTTGCGAATCTTCCAGACTCCGCCCATTCCCGTTGGAGCATCACCTTCGGCAACAAGACACAGTTCTCGTACTGTTCCCTTGAAATAGCGTAATCCGGCGTATTGAGTTGGAAAGAGACCTGATGGAGTACCAGTGCCGTAGAGAAGCCAAGGGAAGCCCCGTACTCCTGGATTGACAAGAGGAACACTGCCACGTGGAAGGAGGGTGGGAGGACTATGCTGAGCCATATCATGTCGGGTCTGTCGCTATAATAGGATCAGCCCCCGCACTAGTTGTCAGCGCCGCAGTCCATGCGGTTGTAGTATCGTCCTCTTCAGTTACCGTTAGCGTACCAGCCGCTATTGACCATTTATTCCGAAGGAACCGTAGCGCATTGAGAGGCGAACGCGCTGCTTCGCCTGACACAGAACTCATGTCTCGTTTCAGCAACGCGTCCGCCAGTTCGGTCCCTGCACTCGGATCGAGTGAAGTTGCAGTTATACCATTTGCAGCTACTCCTCCTACATCTCCGGTAACACTACCCACACTACCAGTCACGTTTCCGATCAAATCGCCAGTTATGTCCATTGTTTGATTCGGAAGATTGATATTCGTGAGACCGGCTCCTGCTACGCCTATCTCCGTCGTGTCGACGAGAATAGCATCGACAACCGCCTTAACAGCATCTACGCTCGCCTGACTTCCCGCCGTCGAAGCAGCCCAAATCTCCGTTACTGCATCAGTCGCTAGTGCAGAGGCGGTGAGAGTGTCGGCTGCCATCGCCCCTACACTAGCATCAATTCGGCCACCTACCAGCGCCGCAGGTAGCCTAGTCTGAATGTTGTCCAGATCGGCTTGAATCGTTGTCAGCGCACCTCCATTCGGCAGAACGTCTGTAACCGCCTTAATTGCCGCAATTTCAGTATCGAGAAAGTCATCGACTGCGTCTACACTTGTCTGTGAGGCTCGAGACGAAACTGTCGCATTGAGATTCGTATTCACAAGTCCCCAGACGGAGTCTGTATCTGCACCACTGTCACCTAGAACTTGGCCAAAAGTTCCTTGAGTTTGGTGAGCAGTTGCATCCAAATCCCACACTGCATTTGCAATGGAACCTGATGAGGGAGCAGTGGAACCAGCCCAAATCTCTGTGACCGCGTCTGCTGCGAGGGCGGAGGCGGTAAGGGTATCCGCTGCCATAGCTCCGACGCTGGCGTCCATTCTGCCACCCACAAGTGCAGTGGGAAGTCGAGTCTGGATGTTATCAAGATCAGCTTGTATCGTGGTAAGCGCTCCACCGTTGGGTAGTGCATCGGTCACCGCCTTTATCGCAGCTATCTCAGTGTCGAGGAAATCGTCGATTGTGTTAACACTAGTTTGTGTCGCTCGACTGGAAACGGTCGCATCGAGATTGGCATTTACGAGTGACCAAATCGTATCGGTATCGGCACCTGGATCTCCGATGGCCTGTCCGAATGTTCCAGTTGTCTGATGGCCCGTTGCGTCTTCATCCCACACCGAATCGGCTATTGTTGCTGCCGAAGGAGCAGTAGAACCGGCCCAAATCTCTGTCACTGCATCGGCCGCTAAAGCGTCCGCATCCACCGCTCCTGTTGCGATAGATGCCGCTGTGATAGCACCGGAGCCCCAAGCAGTGCCCCCTGCTTGAACCGCATTCACGCCTAGTTGTGCAGTAGAAGTAGACACTGCTGCGCCAGCGATGTGGGTCATATTTACTTCAGGCCGACCACCGCTCTGAACAACTGCACTTCCGTTGAACTGCGTAGTCGAAACGTCGAGAACATCGGTTCCGCCAACCAACGAATCGTAGACGTTGGCCGTGAGAACCATGTGCTCCTGCCAGACAGGCAGATGAGTTGCAGAATCGTGAACCTTTATTACAAGCGCGCCTAGAGTGTTAGTGTGAGTTGTTGTTAAGGCGACAGGATACCAGCCATCAGAATCATGCGTTCCAAGAGTCGGCCCCGCCGCGAAGGCACCCCCGGCCTTACTAAGTTCGGTGCCTGTCGAAGCGAGGCCGGTTTCTTCTGTCACACCATCCGTCTTATCGACGAAAGGTCCGAGAAGAACTGTAACCGCAGTGCTTTGTTTTAGGAAGGCCATTACGCTGCTCGTCTCATTCTGTACTGATGAATAGATCGAACTGGCTGTCCACCAGCAGCAGCTGCAATCGCAATCTCAATTGCAATGCCTAGGGGAGCGCTGCTTGTCGCCCATGAGAAACCAGGAGCTGTATCAGCACTTGAGGAATGCCACTGTATGCAGACTCCGGTATCCGGAGAAATGTGGTTCGCGTCGAGAAGTTCGGTATAGCCGCCTCCCGAA